GCTGAAGGCACTTGTAGAGGAAATGAACCGCTATGACGAAACTCCGCAGGAAGCAATGAAGATGCTGAACACCAAGCCCGAGTTCGGCGGTGAAACCCGTTACAAGATTGCCCTACAGGTCAAAGGCATTGACATTCCTGAAAAGGATGCTGATACCGAATGGTGTGGTAATCCGCTGACACAAAATGTCAGCATTGACTACAAGGTTTGGGACGATGCTGTCGACGACAAGGGTGACCGAGACTTCAATTGGGAAAATGCTCGTTTTGCCGGGCAAGACCTTAAGCAAGTCGACGCTCAAAATGGCAAGTTTATCTTTATGAACGACAAGGGTGATAGGGCAGTTCTTGCTAAGATCAAAGAGCGTACTTATCACTGGGATGCTCTCTAATGGCAACCTACGCCGAGTATTTTGCAAAAGTTTGCTATAAGCCTAAATGGATTATAGGAGATCGTGTATTCGGCCGGTATAAAAAAGTACCGTTTGTAGGCACTGTAGGCAACGATAGCTTAGTTAATCCCGATGACGGACCTCGAGTGTCGATTCATTTGGACTTGCCAATAAAGGTCGATAAAGAATACAAATTAATTATATTTGTCAAACCTAAGGACTTAAAACGGTTAGAGTCCATTGACACTAAAGAAGCAACAACCCGCAAAACAAAACGCTCAGTTCCTACTAAACGCAGTAAAAGTGACCATTGATTTTCCAAACACGGTATGCTACAATACTATTATGTCATCACTTAAACCTGTTAATCTACACCTAAATTCTGTGTCTATTCAAGACATAGAAAGTCACAAAACTGTTACTACTGCTGAGCTTCGTAAAGATTTGGACAACCTAAACAAATTTGATGCGTCTACAAACGCTAATAATTTCGCAGGCAATCCATTTCTTTATCATTTTCAATTTCGTAATCTTCTAAAGTGTCGTAGAAAAGACGGAAAAACAATCTACGACATGTGGAACGATAAAGAACAGTGGAATAAACTTCTAGAACAAACTAAACTTCGCAATCGTGGAGGTCGTACCGCAGCGGGCAATATATTTGAATGCTTTAGGATTAATTTAGGTAGCGTAGTAATGTTTAAGTCTACAACTGCCAAATATCTATACAAAAAATACAAAGCCAAAGATGTGTTAGACCCTACAGCAGGATGGGGCGGTCGAATGTTAGGAGCATGGAGTCTAGGTATAAACTATACCGGTATAGACACTAATGTGGAGATGATTCCTGCCTACAACGATATGATGGCATTTCTTAAAGAAGAAACTGGGTTCGGCGGAGGACTGTTCGAAGTTGACAACGGTTCGAAGTTAGACATGATCTGGCAGAGTTGTTTAGATGTAGACTTTAGTAAAATTGAATACGACTTTGTTCTAACTAGCCCGCCGTATGTTAACTTAGAAATTTATGAACACATGGATGAATGGGATTCAGACACGGCTTTTTACAAAGAGTTCTTCATCCCTCTATGGCAAAAATGTGTAGATAATATCAAGCCCGGTGGACATGTATGTTTTAACATCAGTCCAAAAATGTACGAAGACGCTGTTAAAAATGGCCTCACACCCTGCGATGACGAGGAAGACTTACTTCAACAGATGGGTCAACGATCTACTGCCCTAAAGAAAGGCAAAAAGAAACAGGATAAAATCTACATCTGGCACTGTTAATTTGACATTCTTACAGACATTGTATAAAATAGTAACATACAAACACACAGGAACAAGGACTTAAAATGATCACCATTAAACAATGGATGGACACTGTTAACTATAGAATCACTGACGGTAGTAGCTATGGGTGGAAATGCTACGGACCGGATTCATATATTCTCAGTGCGTGGAACGGTCTCTATGACAACGGGGGGTGGAGTCTCGACATTGTGTTCGATACATCAACGCACGAAGTATACGAAGTCAGCGTGTGTGACTTTACTAATAATTGTGCTTATCGGTTGGTTAACCCACAATATAAAACTAAGCATGATCTTGAAGCACAAGACCGAAATGTCTCTGCTAATCAAGCATGGGACGATGTAAACTACATAGACTTCGATCTAGATCTAGATTGGTTAGATAAGGCATCATCTATTGTAAAGAGTGCGGAGATCGAATCTCTGAAAGAGGGGGTATAAAATGGGTTCATGGAATAATACTTGCGGATTAAGCAATCTTCATATTACTTCAGGCACTCCTGTCTATGTGTTCGTTCTAGAAAAGAACACACATTACAACCCTTGCTATTCAACTAGTTTGTTTAGTCCGTTGCTGTTACCGTTCGAAAGCACATACGACGATTACGGCGGCGGCGAAGATAGTCACGGTGTTGCCTTGGACTTGATCATAGAAGGCATTAAGAACGAGCTCGTCGAAATGGAAGTTGGCAAGAACCAGTATCACGACATTGCTGTTAAAAAGGAGGGGTTCACTCCAGAAAAGTTCTTCGAAGCTGTACGCGAAGACCGCCTAAAAATTCGAAGTTATCGAAATGAAGAGAAGCCAGTTTACTTCACTATGTTCCGCAAGGACATTGTAGACGACATTCTTGATACTCGAGTTACTAAAGAATATGTTGGCAACGGCAAGGGGACCTGTGGCTGGGATAACAACTACATCAAAGTTCGCTTTGCTGATATTGCGGCTAGTGTTCGCCCGCTGCTTGAAAAACTCGTTTTAGATAACGAGGGCAAAGACGAATACATGACGGCGTTTATCATGGATAAGATCCATAATTATCGTGATGATTTTCTCGCAGCACAATGGCTAAACGGTGACGGACATCGATACAGTCGACTGGTAGATATTAAGCGCCTGATCGGAGAAGCAGTTGCTAAAGGTACATTTGAGTCAGTAAACAACATTGAGCCGCTAATTGTTGAACACCTCAAAGGCGTTTACATTGACAGTTTTATGCATGACGCACGTAAAATTTGGATTCCTGGCGGGCACGAAGGTAGTCAAGGTTACAGCGGCGGAGCTTTGCGTATACTCAGTGCTGCTACTATTCGTGCGCTCAACAAAGAAAAAGCTGAGTGGCTTGCCGACTACGAGTGCGATGAAGATGAATACTTAGAAGAATGACTAAAAACGCATTTATCTTTAGTTGGGATATCTACGGGATTGAATCCATCGTTCCTATTACTAAGTACGAACAGTGGGACAAAGAAAATCTGATTCGTATTCTTAAAGAGCAAACTACGATGAGAAATCCGCTTGACAGTATTATTAGATCGCTTATACTAAGAGCACGATGTAACACTCAACGACATTACGAAATTTACGCAGTAGACTGCGATCCTGACCTAGATGAAGCGTTTTGGCGCAAGCAGTGGGAAGAAAATCCTCAGTCCACCGCAGACCTAATTAGAGAAAACGGTCATAAACTCTACAGTGATAGACAATCTAAACAACAACTAATAACTTAAGGAACATCATGCTTATACCAATGGTAATTGAAAAAACAGGTCAAGGCGAACGTGCATTTGATATTTACAGTAGACTCTTAAACGAACGGATTGTGTTCCTAAACGGTCCAGTCGATGATCACAGTGCTAACTTAATCGTAGCACAGTTTCTTCATCTTGAAAGTCAAGATTCAGAAAAAGATATCCATTTCTACATTAACAGTCCCGGTGGCCTTGTTACTGCCGGATTGAGCATTTATGATACCATGCAGTTCATCAAGCCGGATGTCTGCACATATGTTATGGGTCAAGCTGCTAGTATGGGCAGCTTCCTTGCTCAAGCAGGTACAGCAGGTAAGCGATTTGTACTGCCTGAAAGCCGTACGATGATCCATCGTGTTAGTTCAGGTACTCCGGGCACTCGAGGCAGTGTTCACGTTCAGGAACTTCAGTTCGAAGATGCCAAACGCACCTTCGAAGAAAGTCAGCGCACCAATAAGAGACTAACTGAATTGTATGTTCGTCATAACAGTGTAGGCAAGACCTACGAAGAAATGTTTGAAGCAATGAAGTTTGACACGTTCCTTAGCGCCCCCGAAGCAGTCGAATGGGGCCTTGCTGATAAAGTAGTCGAGCATCGTCAATAAGTATTAATAAAATTCGCCTATATATGGTTGTAAATAATACAATATGGGCGACATTTTAAAAACACACATACAAAATCTTAAACAGTTTAACAAACATCGATTATTATGGCTTAAACTTAGCGGGTTTGTGTTTGTGACAATATTATCAATAATTATTGATCGGGCTTTCTTTGGAAAGAACAATCTCTATTGGTATCTTACTAGTCTAGGGTTAACTGTATCAGTAGTTTGGTGGTATTGGACTATGCGTCTAATTAGACAAATCCTAGCTCATCGAACATTAGAATCTGCGTTATTGCTCTCAATATTAGACGATGTTCAACAGTTAAAAGAAGACATAAAAATTTTAGACAACAGCCATTGACGGTGTAAATAAAATTCTATACACTTATAGATAGTGGTCTTCGACATTCACCCCACTTAAAATATTCTGCGTGTCATCAAACTTGCTACTTACAAAGGAGACTAGAGATGGCAAATTATCAACCTGTTACTTACAAATATACTTCGACTAAGGAGTACATGGATCTCGCCAATTTGCTTGAGTGATGTGCAACTTGTGTTAAAATTAATAAAGGAGAATTACATATGTCTAAAAAATTCGTATCAACTAAAGAATATTCGCATCTAGCACCAGTCGCATATCGTCAGTGGAGAGCCGATAGCCATTGCCGACTCTTACACGGTTACGCATTGTCATTTAAGTTCGAGTTCGAATGCGATGATCTCGACGCGCGGAACTGGTGTTTTGATTACGGCGGATTAAGACCGCTAAAGGACTTTCTAGAAGAGCACTTTGACCACGCACTGCTCTTAGCACAAGATGATCCGCATTACGAAACTATCAAACAACTAGGAGAAATGGGCCTTGCAAAAATTACAGAAGTAGAAAAAACTGGATGCGAAGGTATCGCAGATTTTTTATACGAGTATGTAAATACTATCTTCCTACCGTCATGTGGCAAATGCGAGGCTGAACGGGTATGGTGCTCAAAAGTCGAAGTCCGAGAGACCCCGTCTAACATGGCGTATCGACAAGGTCATCGAGCCGACGGAGAATTTATTTAACTAAAGATTTTTCTAATGCTTTTAATTTTTTAGTTTCTGAGATTTTTCGTTTAGTTTCGTCTGACATAGGGGCCCTGGGTTTTCCTAACTTCGCATCGGAAATACGTTTCTTTCTTTCCTCCGGAACCGACCGGCCTTTTAACGTATTAGCAATTTTTTGTCTAATTTCTTCTGTTTGTACTCTACCCGGGCGACCTTTTTGTGCCGTTGAGATTTTTTGCTTAGTTTCTTCAGTATGAGCACTATTTTTAAATCTCTTTTTTCCGTAATGGCAGCTATTATTTAACAATAACGGATTGCCCCAGTGATCGTGTATTAGTGCTTGTTCGACATCATATGCCGACGCAGAATCAAAAAATTCAGCAAGAATTATCCAATCGTACTCGCTAAATGATGATTTAACCTTTTTAGATGATGTTTTGTATTCCGGGAAATCTATGTGCGAGGGTTTACCTAGTTTAGCATTTTTTGCTCGGTAACCGATATAGAACGCGCCTGTGTATTTGTTAATGCACATATAAACATATGGCATTGCTTTATCTGATGTATAAATAGTCATGCTGATGCTCCTT